GTGGTGCCATGCTCGGTACGCCTCGGTGTGTTTGTTATTCAACTTGGTTTTATGTTGGCGCTTTGAATTGCGTCCAACTCCATAGAATGGTTTTTTCATGTCATTTCTCGCTTTGTTAGTCACTATCAAAAAGGCACGTCATCCTCTGGCACTTGAGGCGCTCCGTTTTGCGCATAACCTTGCGGTGCTTGGCTCATTTGATTGTTAAAGCCCTGCTGTGGCTGCTGATAGTTGCCGCCTTGCTGTTGATTGTTCTGCTGCTGACCTTGACCGCCGTTGATAGCATTATCAATCGCATGGTTATTGTTGAAACACGGGTCAATATGACTAATATTAAGCGTCAATGATTTTTTGCCGTTGTATTCTTTTTCGCCTAATTCGCCCTCGACATAGATTAAGCGACCTTTTTTAAGAAACTTAATCAAGCCACTTTCTGCTTGTTTACCCCATAGTGACCCATCTAAAAAAATTGTACCTTTGTTGTCACCGAATCCGTGGTCAACAGCAATACCGATGTTAGCAACTGACATACCAGACTGTGTTTGGCGTACTTCTGCATCACGCGTTAAACGACCTACTTTGCAAAAACTCATGTTATTTCTCTCTTTAATTTATGGTAGCTTTCTACCGTTTTTTTTAAATTGCTCTATTAATTCATTGCGATAAGCTAAGCAAAGCTCGTACTTATCAATAATTTGCCGCTCTAATTCTGCGTCACGCTCGATGACGTTACCGATAATCACTCTATCTGCTGCCGCTATATGTCCAAACTCATGCGTTTCAGATTCATACTTGCAAAGGTCTTTAGGCGTATCAACTAGACAATGCGCTGTGCAAGCCTTATCTTTGCCGTATAGCCACATATAGCCTCTTAGCTGCCATTCATAGCACGTTGACTTACGGCGCTGTTCAGCAAAGGTTTTGAGATTCCAACTGGTCTTGATATCAATAACCGTGTCACCGTCCAATAGGTCACATTCGCCTGTTATAAAATCGTTGGTAATCCGCTCAGTATTTTTAACAAGACTTTTAAAAAATACGTTATTGAATAGCTTAATGCTGTCATCTTCGCACTCGATACCCTTTGATAAATACTTGTTGCTGATAAATAGCGGTGTGTTGTAAAGCTCGCTATCAACCATGTCCTTAATGACCTGCTGAGCAGTAGCAGACAAACCTGTCTTGCTACGCCCGTTGGTCATAATGCTGTCAAGACTTGAGCATCTAAGGCGCATCTGCAAACTCTCTTAGAGCCTCTTTTTGCTCGCTTGTTAGTGCAAACTTAGTTTCATCAAGTAGCAGATTAACGTCATAGCTACCTGCCTCAACTGCGCCAAGTGCTGCCTTAAATCGGTCATTGGTTAATGATTGCGGCAGCGGTGGATTTTGAATGTTGTTAGCGTTCACATCTTTAGCGTCCGGTAAGTCCTCACCTGCGTAAATATAAAGTCCTAAGCCGTGAGCAGCGATTGCTTTAACTAGACAGCGCATCATTGCTTTATTTACCGCCATTGCGTCAGGGTCTTTGATTGCTTTATTTGAGTGGTCAATGACTGGCAACCACATATAAACAGGTTTATCAAATGCTGTCAGTGTGCAGCTAACCATTAGCGTTTGCCCAAAGTGCTGCGGTTCATGAAAAACCCAGCTCGCTAATGGGTCAAGCCTCATGAGTTCGGCGAGTGCAAACGACCATGATAGATAATTAAAATTACCTTTTTTCTCGATATTACCGCTTACGTTTACAGATGCTAGTTCGATAAACTTATTCTTATTCATTACAATCTCCTTCCATTTCTCTCAGCACGTCATCAAACGTCATACCTAAACGGCTGTTAATCTCTTGCTGTGACTTGATAAACGCTGCTTGCTCGCTATCAGTCATCTTGCAGCTCAACGTGTCGTGTACGTCATGCTGCGCCCATTCCCAGTTGTCTGCCTGATGATTCATAATCCCACCTCGCTAGCGGTCAACGGTTCGCCTTGATTGTTGATTGGGACTGCGTGATTCCATCTCATAGAAGTAGTGCCAAAAAGCCCGTCTGTATCGTCAAAATCAATCACAGCTTCGGCAAGAAAATCATCATCTTCATGGTTTGCAGCATCGCTATCATCGCCATCACTAACACCGCATAAGATGAACTTATCGCCCCTTGCCAACATCGCCTTACAAAGCTCACTACCAGCCAGCTCTTTTGCTGTGCTACGCTCGATTAGCGAGTTTTGCCAATTTGATGCGTCGTAAGTTCCACTCTGAGATAATCTATCGAATCTTGAGCAATTAACATTCCTCCAAAAGCAATCAGTTAATTCAGGTCTCTCCGCAAATCTAAATCCTGCGCCGTCTGCGTCAACGGAGGCAAATCTCCATATTTTATATGCGCCATCAAAGACGCTTTGGTCTAGTTGCTTGAATTGTGGTCGCGGCTTTCTAAAATCACTTACGCAAAACCACAAGCTATCGTCAAAAGAACCATCTACCGAAAAAAGTCTTATGGTCTTATCGCTAACGTCTTTTTCTGCTACCTGATAGCAATGCCCAGCTATTAACTGCTTGCTGTCTTTTTTCGATTGAATATAGCTACCCACCGCTATGTTTTTAATCTTCATAATCTACCCCTTAATCCGTTTCAAACTCTCATTCGCCGCTTTAATCTCTTTAGCCTTTGCAGACTGGTCGTAGTCATCAACATAACCGTCAGCGGTCAATGGCAACCATTCGTTACTTGCTAAGCCGTCAACCATCTTGTAAGCCTTGCCATCGATTGCTTGATAAGTCACATCGTCATCAAGGTCGGCTTGATTATCCAAGTTATCGAACTTGTGATTGATAACAGATGCTTGCTTGCTGTCGTATTCTTTATCGACTGCTGGAGCTATCGCCCAAACATTAGCAGCGATGATTAACGCTGCTAGGGGTGCTATTATTTTCATGCTCATGCGCCTTCTCCTTGGACTTCAACAACCGACACAAGGTCAAGCTGCTGTAGATAATGCCTAACCAGTACGCCGCGAGCTTCCATCTTTGAGCCAGCTTCTACGCGCTCAACCATCGTCACGCCGTCCATAATGTGTGTGATTTCAAATAGTTTCATGGTCTGCTCCTAGTATTCGCTCATTTCAGCGTGATAAGCCTTGGCTTGTAAGCTGTAAGCCTTGTCAATTGTTCCGTACTTGTTAGATAGGTCAACAAATACCGCCTCTAGATCAATCTCGCTAATGTCACATGCGGCGCAATCTTCATCGTAAGCATCGGCATAAACTAGCTCGATGGTCACTTCATCACGGTTGCCGTCATAACCAAGATCAGCATCAACTTCGATGGTCGTATCTTCGATGTACATTGTGAAACTTGCTGAGCGTCCGTCACGGCTTACACCAGGGGTCGTTGCTTCATAAGCAACATTGGTGTTTGTTAATCCTTTGAAATAATCATCTATGTATGTCATAATCTCTCTCGCTTATTTAGTTAAGTAGCTCTGCTTTTGGTTAGTCGCCTAGCAGGGCTTTTTTGTGTTTAAAATTTGGTGTTTTACTTCTAATCCGCGTGTTTCCACGACTTCCCACTGCGTCCTAAGCTAGTGCTTGTTTGGCTTTTTTATCTGACATGCTTTTAAACAATCATTGATTGGTGTGTGTTCCTAATCAGTAACGCTATGTTCGCATATACGAACCACCATGTCAAACACTTTTGTTCTAAAAAGCGAACTAATTTACGATAGGCAATAAAAAGCCCCGCAATAGCGAGGCTCTATGATGTTATTTTTTTATATTCGACTATCTATAGCGAGTGTATTTACCGTCAACAATACCTACTAAATTACATTCACCCATTGGCGTTAATCGCTGCTCATGCCAATCAGGATTTAATGGCTTGAGATACATATCATTGTGGCCATCACCCATAACAAGCTGCTTAAACGTGGCATCCGTATCATCATTGCATTGCACCACAACCAAATCCCCGTCTTTTAAATCCCACGGTGTTATGTCTGGCTCAACGTAAATTATTTCATCTGGTTTAAATTCAGGCAGCATGCTGCGACCACGGACAATCAAACCAAAGGCTCTATCCGATAAATGCTCAGGCTTTGGAATCCATTGTATAACGTCATCCATTGTGGTCGGCATGACCTCTATCCAGTCACCTGCTGCTACCCAACTGATAACCGGCATCTTACCAGCTATATTATGATCTAAATCGACTTGCTCAGTTCCTACGGGCGCATTAGTCATGCTACCCACACCCGTTAGCAGCCAATCAGTATTGCA